TTCCCCTATCGCCGCTGCATAGAAAGCAGCACCGCCGATGTTGCCAGCAGACGGGTTGTAAACAAACCCAACCGTGTTTACACCTTGCGAAGCGTAAACCGAGCCTGCGGCGTAGAAGCCTCCATCTGTTTTCAGAACACCTGCGCCGTTGCGATAGAGGTTGGTATCCAACCCGGCTGAACCCGGCCCCCATTGATGCGTACCGCCAACATTGATGAGGTATCGCGGATTTCCTTCACCAGTCACTATGACGCCGAGCGCGTAACCCGTGGCTGTCGCAGGCTTGAAATATGTGCCAACCAAGGACGCCGCAGCAGCAGTGGTGACAATGCCACCACTGATCGTGATTTCATTTGCTGCCGAGCGATAGAGAGAAGTGTCAACGGCAGTTGTGCCGCCAACGCCCCACTCTAGTTTTCCATCTCCGAAAAAACGGAAGGCAGGCTGTGTGTCACCAACGAGCTTCTTGCTCGCCAGGATGCGCGTAGCGGCAACGACAACTGAGTCCTTGTCAACCTTGGTTGCGTCTGCCGCCGCTGCAAGATTGTTACCCGCAGCATCATGGCCAACAAGCAGCCATGAATTCAAGTCCCAAGGCTTTTGTCCGGCTGTTGGCAATGATGGCATATTTCACATCCTTAGATTGAAAACACGCCTGCTGGATCAAGCGTGAGAGTGACGTTGGAACCGTTCGGTGTAAACGCGATGGTCGGGGACGAATCGATCCACGCGAGCAACGGTGCGGCTGCATCAGATGCGTTGTATTTGTAGAGGACGACGGATTCGACGGTCGCGCCTGAAACTGAATTTATCGTCGGGTCTGCCGCATCGAACGTGCCTGCGGTCGTTGTCTTGGACGCAAGCCCTGCGGCCATCCGTGCGACCGGAGATGTAATCTGTGACATGAACTGGTCTGCGTCGTTGAATGTCTCAACGCCCGTGTCAACGAGCGCAAACCGAATGTCATCCGTGAGAAAGGCAACGGTGCCGTCGAGGATGGCCTTCTTGCCGAGTGAATACAGTGCGTTGGCCATTACGTCACCGTCCCATCAGGAGCGATTTCCCAAGTCTCTGAAATCCAGAGGTCGTCATCGCCTTTGTAGGTTGTGCCGATGAGAATGCTTCCGTCCTCCTGCCTGCTCCATGAAAACACGACACCACGCTTGTTATAGGAATCGCCCATCACAACTCCCTCTTCCAAGCGGATAGTGTCGATCATGTTTTCAATTGCAGCGATCTGCTCGTCTGTTTCGTCGTGTTCGTACTCCCACCCGCGCTGTGAAATCGCTTGCGTTTCACCCTGGCCCTTTTCAGCACCGGGTCGCCGGATGACGAGCGGCACTTCCACTGCCTTCGCCTTCGGGGTTGGTGGCATTTCAGTCCTTTCTGAAATCAAGCCAGCCAGCCAAGACTCTGAAATCTTGACTGACTGGCTAAATGCCCGTCATGACTAGGACGGATCGACGGTGAAGGTGTATTGAATCTGGTCACCTGTCACCAGCACGACGCCAGCGTGGTCACCATGCACGAACAACGTGCCACCAGCAAGCGCAGTCCACATTCCAGCATTTGTAATCGTACCGCCTGCCACGGACTGCAACGTTGCAACGACCTGATACTTCGCTGTCGCTCCGGTACCCGTCTTGCTCGACGTGCCCAGGATGCGAAGCACATTGCCGGGGTCTGAATTCACGGGTGTAAACAGATCGGTGTCTGCCTTCGCAGCGGTTCCTGCACCCGTTCCCCAACCAACGTAATTCGCTTCCGTGGAAACACTTTCCTTGAGCTTGTCAACGACGTACTCTTCACCCGCGTTGGTTACGACGACGGCCATTAGTTTTCACCTTCCTCTGCCGCCGCAGCACGGGCAGCAAGCTCGTCGTCGTCCGGGTTGTCCTCAGGGACGTAGATTTCATCCTCGATGTGAAATTCGAGTTTGGCATCCAGCCCCTCACGTTCCTCGACCCACAGCAGCAAGCAGTCGAAGTTGTGAAATTGCCTGATGACGCCTCTACCTGACTTGGTGGCCAGATAGACCGTGTTGTCCGCAACCTCATTGGGGTCAGCCGATGGGACTTCCTCTGAAATCAGGACTTCCCGCTTTGCCTTCACCGCAACCGCGAGGTAGGGCATGAGGACGTTCAGGTCACTTCCACAACCCGCGCACTTGATGACTGTGACTGGCATTTCAGTCGGTGCCATCATTCGCTCCCTTTGCCCCGGCGAAAAGCTCGTCCGCGTGTTCCTGGCCTAGAAGTTTCACAGCCGTCATGTAATCAAGCTCGACTACCTGAGAAGACTGCTCACCGTAATCCTCCACCGAACCGTCGGCAGCGCGGATCACCTTCATGCCCATGGACACCTTGGTTTTCACCGTTCCACCAGGGGCTTCGTTGTGCTTCTTGTTTACATCGCTCATTCCCGCCCTACCTTTCAGACGTGAAATAGGGTGCCCAGGTATGAAAACCCGGACACCCTATGTTTTCACTGGTGGTCATGCTACGGGAGCGTGACTTCCTCGACCGACTCGTCGATCCCTGCGAAGATGCCCCGGCGCGTCCGTCCCACAACCTGAGCTTCGATCAGGCGTGAAATATCCGGGCGGTCTGCGTCGATCCGCAGGTCGTGATGCACGAACTCCAACATCTTCTGCTTCGGGAAGATGCAGTACGCCTTACCTGCCGTCACACCCGCGTAGAGATACGTTTCCGTATTCATCTGCACGGTTGCCCCGTCGTAGTAGATGATGGTGTCCACCGGCACACGCGGAAGCTGATTTCCGAGTGAGTCACGAATCGGCTGAAGCAGTGCCTCTTCGATCTGGAACCGGTTGGACTCAGACGCGAGGATTACACTCCACGTCCGCTGTGGCGTCGTGATTACACCTTCCTTGTATGCAGCCTGGAAGGTGCGCAGGGTCTTCTCTGCCGTGGTGACGCCTGCTGTTGCGTCCGCAGGAGTCTGGTTGGCCGCGACGTATGAATACGTCGTGATGGGCGAAAGGTGCGCGTGGTTGAGGAAATAGTTGTAGGCGCGACCGAAAGCCTGATTGACCAACTCAAAGCTCCACGTCGAATCCCACTCTTCCATGTCCTCCGTCCACTCAAACCCTGCTGCCCATGTGCGCAGCCGTGCGGTGGCCGGAACGCCCTTGACCATCGTGCCGAACTGGACTTCCCCGCCTTCCAGCTTCTCGAAGAAAACGACGTTCGCCTGCAACGTGTTTTCACCGATGTCCACCGTGCGACCGGGGAACGGGCCAGGAATGCGCCGATAGATCGGCTCGTACAGGAGCGGAACTTCCGCCTGTCCGAACGCGACATCGACCCTGACCTTCTCGACCAAATTCATCAGGCCGTCGCTGGTGGTCAGCATCTCGCCGATGGGTGCATTGAGAACGCACTCTTCGACTTCGTAGCCGTTTTCACGCCGATGGGCGAGAATTTCATTGAACGACAGAACTCGCGTCACTTGGATTTCCTCCTTTCCTACGCGCCGTCGAGGACGCGAATCGTCGCGTACCCGGTTGAATTTCGGACACCTTCGACCTTGGCCACTGCCGTAGCAGGAACGCCGCCAGCGGCAGGCTGTGCAAGCGCTGCCAGATCGGTTGCCCCGGACTTGGTGCCGAGCGCGGTCGTCCACCCGAGGTAATCACCGCGAGCAGCGGCGGTACCGGCTGGAACCTTCACGCGCCAGAGAGCCTTGGAGACTTCCAGCGCGAGAAGACGGTCGGTGTCAGCAGCCGCAATTGAAATCATTGCGATCCCTGTCCAACCGTCGATCCGATAAAGCTCGCCCTTATCGAACGTACCGGCAGGCGCAGTGACATCGACTGCCAACCCGTCTGTGATCTTCCGTCCCATTTAGATTTCCCTCCCTTCTACGAGTTGTCTGCGTCGAGCGCAGCCTGCCGTGCTTCCGCCGCTGCACTGACCGTCTTGAAATCCTTGCCCGTGGCGGAATACCGCTCAAGGATTCCATCGAGTGAGTCCTGATCCTGTGCCGCGTCGATTTCAGCGACCCACTCGCCTGCCGTCTTGCTGCCGTCGTCCTCCGAACCGCCCACAGCGCCCTCTGCGGCAACCTCAGGGACACGGATCGTCGGATCGGCCTCAGGGTCACCGAGGTTTTCGTCCGCGTCCTCCACGTCCGAGTCTGCGAAATCGTCCGCAGGCGGGTTGTCATCGATGGGCACCATCCTCAGACCCTCCGTTGCCGGGTCGTTGGATGAAAACGCAGGAGTGCTGAGAACCTGCACCGGCTCTGCGTCGGTGAAAACCGGCTCCATGTCTGCCATGTTGAAATTCCTTTCTACGCCAGAGTCCGCTTGCGGACTGTGATGTGTGCGTTCTGCTTGACGACGCCATCCTCCGTGCGTCCTGCGCCCTGGCCGGTGCGAGCCTTGCCACCGAGTGCCGAGCCTCCTGTGCCTGCGCCCTTGTCGTCCTTGTCGTCGTTGAAGGGGGCCATCTCAGCGATGATCCCCTTGAGGATTTCATCGCCTTCGATCTTCTCGTCCAGCGCCGTGTCGATCTGCGTCTTCATCTCGTCGTTCAGTTCGCCGCTGAAATCATCGTGCATCTCACCGACGAGCCGTGCAACGAGAGCCTGACCGCGCTCCGTCTTGACCTTCTTGGCGATGGCCTCCTTGATGTACGCACGGATTTCAGACGCCGAAACGTCTTCGATCTGCGTCAGGAGATTCGTGACCTTCTCGACCACGTTTTCACCATCGCTCAGGCCAAGAAGCTCCTTGACCTTGCCGAGCGTGTCCACTTCCGGCTTGATTTCAGCAAGCTCAGTGGTCATCTCGCCAACCTGCTCTGTGAGCGGCGCAACTGCCTTCCGCTCAATTTCAGCGACCAGCAGTGGTGCGTGAGTCCGAAGCTCGTCCTCACTCAGCGCCGTGATGTCCTTAGGCTCCACGCTTTTTCCTCCCTCCGTATCCATTTCAGAAGTGACGGCCATGATCTTCGCAGTCATGCCGCTCTGGTTCTTCCTCGACCAGTCGATGCTTTCCAGGTCGAATTCAACTACCTCGTAGCCTCCCTTCACCGGCTTCATCTTGGACTGGCCGAAAACGGAAACTGAATTCACGGCCTCGTTTTCAATCAGACCGCGAACACTTGCAGTCGGAAGGTTGTAACCCTTCACCCACAGCACCGTCTTGTCACCCTGCGTCACCGTCGTTGCTCCCAACCACACTGTCTGAGGCTCAGGAAACGAGGTAGCAACCTGATCTGGCCTCATGTGGCCCTTGTAGCCAACAGGCTTCTTTTCATTCACCTGTGCTGCGATGGATTTCAGAATGGCCGGGAGCCAACGACGCTTCGACCGCGACCAACCGGATTCGATTGCCACAGTGACGAACTGCGGGTTTTCATCGCGGGACTTGATCGCAGCGAGCTTGTTCTGATCGATGGGAATGTTGATGCCACCCGAAGTCGGGTCATTCGACATCTCTGAAATCGTGCATTCCAGTCCGTCGGAGTCGCTGTAGTCTGTCGTGATTTCAGACATGACTACTTCAGGTTCTTGCGACTGCGGTTGGCGGAACGGTTGACGACGTGCAGAGTGCCCTTGGCCTCGAAACCGGCCTTGACCCTCGCATTGAGAATCCGAGGGGACTGCTTGCCGGTCAGACCGGGGATGGCCGGGTTGTTTGTGAAAACACCCACGTCCTTTGCCGTCCCGATGAGTGCCGACACGCCCTTGGCAGGATCACGCGCAATCAGCCGCCTGACGCTGGAACGGGAAGCAGAGTCCTTGGAGACACGCCCACCGCTCGTTGCCGCCATGGAAACGCCTGTGGCCTTCCCGCGAGGGGCACCCGTGCCCTTCTTGTTCGGGTCACGCTTGATTGTTGTCATATTTCACTACCTCCCTTTTGCCTTGGGGCCGACGATTTTCACGGACGTATTTCTGCCGGGGAGATGAGTCGTTTTCACGACGGTCTTGCCCGACTGGTGTGCTACGAGGATCGGCACTATGAAATCCTCCAATTCGTGCGGGGTGGACGAACTTCTTTCACACCCGGCGGCAGACTCGCCTTACGCACAGTGCGCAGCCTTCCACCGAGCTTCACAAACTTGCCTGGTGTTTTCATCTTCCTCTCGTCCTCCTTACTCTGGCTCGCACGATGCTTGCCGCTTTCTGCTTGGGATTGCTAGCACCACGGGCACCCATTCCAAAACGCGCTCTTGAAAACCGCTTGCGCATCTTGATACGGCGGGGAGTCGGCATTATGCGTTCTTCCCTTGGTCACTGCCCTTGACCGACTGCGAGCTTGTCGGGCCGGTCGAGACTGGCATCTGCTTGTTCTTGGTTGCGTCCTTCGCTTCCTCCGTCGAGGATTTCATGACCGGAACGGCAGGCCGCAATGTCGAGCGCACTGTCTGGTCTGAAATAACCTCTCTGGTGGCCAGGACTTCCATGCTCATCACGTCCTGCTGAAGCGCCTGAGCCTTCGTAAGCGCGATTGCCGGTGTAACTTCAGCCCAAGCAAGCGGGATGCGCACAGGCTCCATGTGGTTGATTGCCAGAGCCATTTTGCAGATCGCCTGAATGTCCTTCCCGAAGTTTTCACGCTTGGTGACGATCTTTTTCACGAACGGCGTCATTTCCTCTGCCGGTGCATTGTCAACCGGCAAATTCATGAGAATCGTGTGCGGAACCTCACTGGTCATGGCAATGCAGTTGATGATGAATTCCATGAGAGTCTTGGAATCACCAAGCACCGACTGCGCCTCAAGGAACTCCACGTCCTCTTCGGACTCCATGAAAAGGATTTCAGTTCCCTTCCATGAAATATTCCCGTTGAAGCTCCCTGGAATCGGCCTGCCGTTTTCATCTGTCTCGAAAGCGTCCGGCCAGTTGTTCGCCAGGAAGCTGAGCATGTCGTTGACCTTGAATTTCGCCTTCGGGATGCTGTGAGCCTTGTGCGCCATGAGCGACTGACTCATTACATCGTGCAGAGCGAAGATGAAAGGCAGACACGCCTCGAAATCAGACTGCCCACCTTCCAAGCTCGACTCAAATTCATTGTGAACTTCACGGAGCGGAACAAAGCCCCATGCGTTCGGCTGCTCAAGCTCGTCCCGCCAGATTCCCTCTGTCTCATCGTAGTACCGGAATGTCGAAGGTGTAATTTCTTCGATGATGACGTGCTGACGAACCTGAGGCAGCGTGACTGCGCGGCCACTGACCTGAGCCTCTTCTACGATTTCATCAACCTCCCACCGAACATACGCCTTGTCGATCTGACGCCGGTTTTCAAGGTTGTAGTAGAAGACACACCGCTCCGGGTCTACGATTTCAAGATAGCAGCACTCCCACTCTTCGGCAGAGACAAGGGGGTCGTCCATCGCGTCACGCCGGATGCGAACAACAGTGTCAGCATCACGACAGGCGTTCCGGTACATGGCGAGGATTTCAGCCGACCAATAGACGGACATGCACTTGTCGAGGAATTCATCGACTATCTCATCTCCTGTGGCGGAACGTGGGATTCCAATGAAATCCCTGGACGAGTTGATAATCCGTCGGCAGACTCCTGACCCCAGGTTGGCCTTCGGATCATCATTCCGGTACAGGCTGCGCGTCATGTTGTATGAAATCTGCGTACCGGTGTACGTCGGCTGTGTCGGCCAGAACGTCCTGCGGAACGACTTGAACGACGAGCGAATGCCCTTCGTCCAGTTGGTGCTGATTTCAGAGATGATCCCGTTCTTGAATTTCCCCTCTTGCGGAGGCTCTGCGTTCGGGGGAACGTCAAGCGGCCTGACCGAAGCTCTACTAATCAGTTTCATTTGCCCCTCCGTTTTCACCTTCGGTCAAGATGTTTTTCAGCCCCTCTTCAAACATCTCATGAAGCTGAGCCGCCTTCTCCTGCATCTCAGGAGTTGCAGTCCTGAACTTTGAAATCAGCGACTCGTCGGAATCACCGAACGTGTTGGTGTTTTCAACGACTGCCTCCTGGCGCGTGAGCTTCGGCAGACCGAATCTGTCGAATAGCTCGCTCGCCGCCTTCAGCACAAGTGCGTTGTCTTTCTCAGTCCGTAATACATGAACGACGGCCTGGACTGCTTCGATGAGGTACGCCTTGCCAAGTTCAAGTGCGGCTGCTGGCAACGCCTCACGGAGATGTAACATTTTGGCTTGCAATTTTTCATCTTGAAGGTACTCCCCGACTTGACCACGGGATACACCCACAATGCTGCCAATCTGACTGTGAGTGTAATTGGCTAGCTTCAGGACGATAATCATGTCCTTGACCAACTCTTCCTCACCTTGGATGGCAAACTTGCGTCGGGTTTTCAGATTCGTCTTGTAACGACGGCGAACCTTGTTCGTCTGTTCCTCAAGCGCCGCTGCACGATCTGCGGGGGTGCGCTGTGGTGCTTGCTTGCGAGGTTGACGTGGGACAGTCATGCGGCCACCGGGCTTCCTGCTCGTTGGAGCGCCTTCGCAACCTTGGCAGTCACGATCATCGAAGGACGCTTCATCGTGGCGATATATGAAAACATGTCAGCGTGGTGCCAGTGGTCAGGGTTCTTGTTCTTTTTCCAACTGGCAACGATACGACCCCTCAAATCCTCTTCCTCGACCCGCACCATCTGGATCATGTGCGAGTAGAACCCGTTGTAATCCCGCCGTGGCATCACTTCACCAAGCTCACGGGCCTCAGGCGGCAGAACGTAGCCGCCGGTGGACATCTGGTGGATTACAGAATCGAAGGCAAGTGTGCGGTCGATGATTACCTTTGACGGCTCACCCCGCTCAGGCTTGTCGAATTTCGCAACGTCCTCCTGCTCAGGGCGATCCTTCTCAAAGCCCATCCAGAAATTGCGAGGGTATTTCAGACTCAGTGCTTGCGCTCCACGCTTGTCGGGGTGCGCATCGCAAACAGCCATCCAAGTGCCCAACTTCTCAAGCACCTGTTCCTCAAGCATCTCCCATGCCGTCTTGCCGGGACGATCCTGAAATCGCCACACCCCGTACATCAGGCGCTCGCCATTCCTGCCTAACGTGTCTGCCTTGACGTACAGGTCATCGTGGCCGACATCGATGCCGATGTAAACAGGGCCGTTTGGAATTCCGCCGAGATGATGGTTCTGGTCACGGCACTTGTCGAGTAGCTGAGTTGAAATCTGATCCCCAGGACTGGTGTATGGCTCACCGAGGGACTGGTTGTAAAAAGATTTCATCCTCTTCGCATCCCTCTGACCGGCGAAGTAGGATTCCATGATTTCAGAGAGCAGCATCGTCGGGCTGTTAAACTGGTTGATGTGGTAGCCCCTGAAAAAGCCTTCAAGGTTCGTGGCTTCCCACTTGCCCTGTGAATTCAGGTTGATGCGCTGGTTGTCTGAAATCGCATGGTGGCAGTGCGAGCATTCCAGAACGCAGTCGTACTTGTCGTCCCCGATCTTCACGTTCTCTTCAAACAGGAACGTCTGAAATCTTGAGCAGTACGGGCACGGCACGAACCACTTATGCATATCGCTGGCCCACCACTCGTCATCTGCGTCGAGTCCGTGCCCCGGCACAGTCGGCGTGGAGAGGAACGTCAGCCGCTTAATGCGCGAGCCATCGACACGGTGCTTCGCGTCCTCTAGGTAATCCGTCGCCATACGGTCGTACTCGTCAAAGACGATTACATCGGCGGGAGTCTCCTGCATTTCAGACTCGATGTTGACTCCACGGATCAGAAGTGAAATTGCATCCGTCGTCTGCTTGTGCAGCCGGTTGTCCACCGATGAAAACTGAGCAGAGAGGTAATCACTGCCAGCGATCATTGGGTCAAGGCGCTTCTGGACGAACGGGATGGCACCCTGCTTGAGCGGCAGGAGGTAGAGATGGTGCCAATGCCGCATCGTGATCCAGTGGAACGAGCGGACGAGAAATGAAATCGTGAAGGCGGTCTGAGCCGCCTTCTTCACAACGAGCTTCGGGCTTGTGTCCCGAATCACTTGGATGATGTATTCACGGCCCTCAAGTGAGAAATCCCGACCATCTACCTTCAAGCCTAAGTCCAGTGCCCACGCATCGGGCCTCGCCAGATGCTTGATGGACATATTGCTGGAATTCGACAGGAGATGCCTCGGGATAGGGGGTGAATTCAGGCGAAAATGAAATCACCTGAATTTGTGGATACCAATTCTACAACAATGAAAAGGGCCGCGAGCAAGTACCCCAACCTGCTCACGACCCTCTCCGCTACCCGACCGACCACCCGAAGGAGGCTGGACGCATGATACCTGACTGTCAATAGCCTGCAAGCCGGTTCATTCGTTCCTCTAATTCGGCCTGTTTCTTTTTCATTTCAAAGAAGATTTCACCAGACCCGTTACGTCTATCTGATTTCCTCTTCTCGTACAGTGTAATCACCACCAGACGGACGGTTTTCTTCTGCACTCGGGGCCGTTTGCGGCTGAGAATGGTTCGGATAGCTGTCTCACTGATTTCAGAAGCCTCTGACGCCTTGGTGACAGAGCCGTACCGGGCTACAAGCTCCTGCATGAGTGGATAGACCTTCTTGGCCTCTACCCACCCATACGGGCCGTCATGCTTGGTGTTCTTACGAGCGCGACACTCCCGGCAGTGCCCGTGGGGTTTTCCGTCCCTGAAGAACCAGTGTTCAGATGTGATTTCAAGCTTGCGCTCACAGGAGGTACAGAACTTGAGCGCAATGACGGGAGCTTCCAT